TTTTAGGGGCGTCTGATATAAGTTTTGTCTACACAGATACTATCCTTACTTTTACGACAAAAATGATTTACGCATACATTCGTGTTAGTACGGACAAACAAACTGTCGAAAACCAACGATTCGAGATTGAAAAATTTGCTCGTATCAGAGAGTTAAATATTGATAAGTGGATATCCGAAACGGTATCAGGAACAAAGTCTGCAAAAAAACGAAAACTCGGTTCCCTTATTAAAAAGTTAAAGAAGGGGGATACATTAATAGCTTCGGAAATCAGTCGCCTCGGTCGTCGATTAATGGAGGTCATGTCTATCCTAAACACACTTATGCAAAAAAATATCACTGTTCTTACCGTAAAGGAAAAGTATGAATTAGGTAACAATATACAGTCTCAAATTCTTGCATTTGCTTTCGGATTGTCCGCACAAATTGAACGTGATCTGATTTCACAGAGGACGAAAGAAGGTCTTGCCCGACGTGTAGCTGAGGGGCAAAAATTAGGACGATGCAAAGGCGGTCGTAACTCACATTATAAGCTTACGGGGAAAGAACCTTTAATAAAAACTATGCTTGAATACGGCTATTCTAAGGCAGCTATTTGTCGGAAGCTGAAATGTAATCCAAAAACACTTGATGATCATTTATTAAGGATGGGTAGCTCTGATTAAAGTACCTTTGCTTATAATCTGGATATTGTGGGTAATTAACGTTGTCATCGGGTTCTTTTTATGTCCTTTTTCGTGGAAGCGTAGCTTGGTAACTTTGCATTGACATTCCATGTCAGTGGAATATCTTTAATTGATGAAATGTTTGCTAAAGGCTTACTTATTTTTGTGATATCTGATAATTAATTAAATAAAAGGAAAGATGAAAGGATTAGATGAGTTATTCGTTGTGGCGTGGATGTTATTCGGTATTTTGATGACTCCGCTGTTTTTTATCGCATTTGACTTATGGGCCGGAATACGAAAGGCCAAGCAGAGGAATGAAAAGATTTCCAGTGATGGCTGGAAACGTACTGTCAACAAAGTAGCGAGGTATTACAATGCGTTGTTGGCGCTTGTGGTAGTTGATGGTATGCAGATGGCAGGTGTTTGGTATTTGGATAACTATTATGGGTATCATATACCGGTTTTCCCGTTTATAACCTTGTTAGGAGCTTTTGGTGTAGCTGCCATTGAGGTGAAGTCCATCTATGAGAAAGCTGAAGAAAAGGAACGCAGGGAGATGAAGCAGGTGGCAGCATTGGCTGCAGAGATTGCGAAGCATAAGGCTGACCCTACTGAGATCGCTAAGGCTGTAGTGGAGTATATGAATAATGGTAAGGAGGATAAGAAATGAAAGTCTTGATTGACAACGGGCATGGTAGTAACACTCCTGGCAAGTGTTCTCCGGACGGGCGGTTGAGAGAGTATGCTTATACTCGTGAGATAGCTGAACGTCTGGTGATGGAGCTTAGAAAGAACGGAATTGACGCTGAACGTATCGTCAAGGAAGAAATTGATGTTCCATTGGCAGAGAGATGCCGTAGAGTGAATGAGTATAAAGCTTCTGAAGCTATACTTGTTTCTATTCACTGCAATGCTGCCGGCAATGGAAGTGATTGGATGTCTGCCCGCGGTTGGGAAGCATGGACCAGTGTTGGCAAAACAAAGGCTGATAAACTGGCTACTTGTCTGTACGAGGATGCTGAAAACTGTTTGCCGGGAATGAAAATGCGCAAGGATATGACAGATGGTGATCCTGACAAAGAATCACAGTTTTACATACTGAGGCATACGAATTGTCCGGCTGTTCTTACTGAGAATCTGTTCCAGGATAATAGAGAGGATGTGGAGTTCTTGTTGTCCGAGAGAGGTAAAAGGGCTATTGTCTCGCTTCATGTGTGGGGTATTATGAAATATTTGGGCTTATGAAAAAGTTGCTTTGGATATTAGTTGTATTATTAGCAATCGCTTGTGTGGCGGCTTGGTTCCGTCCGCATGAGCCTTTGCCGGCGGAAATACGTACCGAGACAAAGATACAGACGGTTGTCAAGACTGATACGGTTTTTATCTCTGCACCGATGGCAGTGTTTTGGCAGATATTGCCGAATGATACTATACGTATAGGAGATACCTTGCTTCATCGCAAACGGGTTGTGTATGAAGATAGCCTGTATCGTGCGGTGGTGAGCGGATATGTAGACCCGCGGCTGGATAGTATGACTGTATATCCAAAGACGGTTTATCGGACAGTGACGAATGATATCTATCACCCGGTGATTGTCAAGTCGAAGAAGAAGAAGCGTTGGGGATTGGGGTTACAGGCTGGGTATGGGTATCCGGGAGGTTTTTATGTTGGAGCTGGGGTGAGTTATAATTTGTGGCAGTGGTAGATTATTCGTATCAGTTTTCATATAAAGGCTTTGTTTTTCCCTTTTTGCATTATTTTTAGTGTAAAATCAATAAAAAAATGGGTAGAAATAGGCGTTTCTGCTCGAAAAACGTTTAATTTGCAAAATATAATTTTTATGATATGGATAAAATGACAGTATCTGCAAATAATCAGCAAGAAATGGACTTCTCTAATAATGAGGTTGGTACAGTGATTACCTATCATATGGATGGGGCAACGGTACATACGTTAAAACCTACAGATAGCGATACCATTTTTATTGCAGGAGTATCAAACGGTGATTCTTTTATAAATCAAATCACAGGTAAGTCATTTGAAAATATTTACAACTTCCTAATAAAAGCTGTTAATAATAGAACTGTGGAGCGTGACTATTTTAGGCTATATAGTGAGTTGGCAAGTGGAATGATTTCAGAAGAAGAGTTTGAGAAAGAGATAGATGAGAATGAAGATAACTACGTGATTCAAAACAATATAATACCATCAAAAGAAGATTTACAACTTGCTTTAAATATAGCAAGAGATATAAAAGAAGTAGACACTTCAGAAGATTTATCTTCTTTGTTTTCTTTCAATTCTATTGAAATAGAAAAATTATTACCGTCTATCAAATATTAATAAACTTATGGCTGTTTATATAAATGTAGGGGAAGTTATTGAAGGTAAAGCCGTTGACTGTACTGCAAGAAAATGGTTGTGGAAAGGTTTAAAAAAACATCCTATAACTCAAAAAAGAATGACATTATATGTTACTGATAGAAACAGTGAAGCTTCAATTGTTAAAGTAATAGCAGAACCTGAGGATTTAGACTTAAAGGAGAAAACAAAACATTTTCATCGAACGAAAGGTGATAAATTGGAAGCCGATTCTTTAAGCATATATGTAAACAAAATGCAGCAAATTACACCTAATGTTAAAGAAGGAGTTTCCGGAAGACATGGAGCACACGTGATACATATAACAGAACATACTATTGCTGAAATAAAAACTTCTTTAGATACTTTTAAAAAACGATTGGGTTATAGTAATAATTTGATAACAGTATAAATTTATGGAAATAGAAATTTTTACAATATGTGACAGTGCACATGCTTACAATAATAAATTAGTCATTGTAGGTACGTTTAATCAAATAACTTCTAATCAGTTCCCAATGGTTTATCCGTCTTTTACAATAGTGGGGAGGATTTGTTATGAAGATATAGAAGGGGGCCCAAAGACGTATGAATTATCCTTTTTAGATCCAGATGGAAATAATGTTGTTCCTAAAATTAAATGGAATGCTGAAGTTAATATTGAACCTAAAAAAAATGCCTATATTAATTTTAACATAAATTTAAATCAAATTCAATTAGGTAAAGTAGGTACGTATAATATCAATTTGAAGTCAGAAGGAATTAATCGTACTTTTAAATTATTTGTTACAGAAAAAAATAGATAGTTTTTACGTTCTCTGAACGGTTTGATTGTATAAGTGATATATTAAGACAGTCCTATGAATTGTTATTCAGATTTCAGGAACAATCCAAACCTATTATACATGAAGTGCCCCGGCTTTCGTCGGGGCTTTTTTATTTACTTTTTATAGGATAATTCTCCTTTGATTTGTATTTTTGTGAAGTAACTTTGATTTTATAATACCATGAATAGATTTTTATTAGCTGCTTTCCTTTCTTTTATAGGGATTGTATTGTTTGCTCAAACTCCGTATAAGACGTACTGTAATCTTATAGGTGATGAGAATTTTTTGAAAAGAGGTATCATAGATATAAGAGTTGATTATGGAGAAGGTGATTTTAAGGATAATAAATTTGTTGATGAAAATGGGAAAGAGATAAAATTCCTCACAATGGTTGCAGCAATGAACTTCATGTCTAAATTAGGTTGGCAATTGGAGCAGGTGTACAATCGGATTGATCAAGTTGATGGAAGCCCTATGATTATTTGGGTCTTATCGAAAGAGATTATTTCGGAAGAAGAAATAAAAAAGGGGTTTCAGACAAAACGGATGTATGATGCCTCTCAAGCCCATAAATAATCAGGTAAAGGTAGACTAATGGCTGTTTTTGTACTGCAAAGTATTTTGGCTATTATCCGATTGTATAGGTTGAAAGAATTTATTAAATTAAATAATTAGCGTAGTATATGGAAATGACATATCCTATTTTAACCATAGACAAAAGTAGCGTTGACAAATATTTATGTAATATGGTTCAAGACTCAAATCATCGTTTTAAATCGTGGGAGTATTGCTATGGGGCATTCAACAATTTAGATAATCCAACAGACCATTTAGCTCTTCACTTTGCTTTTTATTTGGCGAGTTGGGGGATGTATAGAGGTAGTTGCGGAATACTCTGGAAAGATTATACGATTCATATGGGTGCCGTAAACATAATAAGGAAATTTCATTCTCTACGAAAAGAATGGTTTACAATGGATGATATTTCTCAAATAATGGACTTGTACGGTGAACTTAAAAAGTACTACGGTGAAATCAAATATTATAAACCGGAAAACAGTACTTCACCCTTAAACCTTGCTGTGACAGATACATTGATTACTAAAATAATGTTGGGAACCATTGGTTGCGTCCCTGCGTTGGATGGTTTGTTTAAGCAGGCATTTCATTGTCAAGGCAAACAGTTTGACGAGGAATTACTAAAGCGGATAATTGACTGTTCTCAGAGCAATAAAGATACAATACAACAATGTCAAAGATATATTTCTGAAAAACTTCACTGCTTCTACCCATCAATGAAGGTTGTAGATATGTATTTTTGGCAAAAGGGATTCGATGATTTACAAAACAAAGTAACCAAGAATGGCAAAATTAGATGAGGTTTTAAAATTAGTGAGATTATACGAAGAGAAGTATCGTCACCCAAATCTTACACGTTTTTTAGTTAGTAACAAGTATGATTTATTTCCTGAGAAAGAGAATATGGAAAACTGCTGGCCCCAATGCTATCCATATGCCGATAGACCTGGAGTCTATTTGATAATGGACGATAATGAGAATGTGCTATATGTAGGTAAATCATCCGTTGCCATTGGCGGAAGGCTTGGGAGTTATTTTTGTTATGATGGTGAAAGAAAATGTCGGGTTAGAAGTCCTTATTGGAGCACGTCACCTAAATATATTGTAGCTATTGTGGTTCCTGTTGATTCGGCTTTTGAATGTGCCGCTTTAGAAGAATTCTTATTAGCCAACGTACGAACGACTGATAATTCCGTTTTTCAAAGGTAAAAAACAACTTTGTAGAAGGGGTGGCTGAATAGCTGCCCCTTCTATTTTTTGCATATTGGAAAGAATTTGACTATCTATCTGAATTTATATCTCTAAATGGGAAGTATTTTCCACCTATCATGGATATGCCATTGACGACGTTGTTGTCCGTTTGGATGCCTATAAATTGTGGCAGTGTGCCGAAGTGGCAGAACTATCCACAGCCCTGTGGCGTGAAGCGGCACTGCAATGCCGCGCATGATTTCCCGTCGAAATACTCGTGCTCGACCTTGATGCGGTAGATTATGCGGTAACTGTCCATATCCTTTTATTTTTTGTCGTTACATTTTTATAACCGGCTTGCCTGACGTTCTGCCACTGGCGGTGATGCTCTCTCCATCGATGCTCAGGCGGCGTATCTTGCATACTGCGGATGGGTAGTATTGCCCGCCCAGCAGCATCCAGGCATTGTTCATGTCCTGTGTGGAGATATTCACCATCTCTATCGTATAGTCCATTCCTTCTACAGTGAATTTCGGCATGGACTGGATGAATTGCATCGTGTCCGAAAGCAGGGACAAAGAGTCGGCATACTGCCGCTCGTCGAAGACTGCCGCCAGCATGATGTTCAGGTTCAGCAGTAAGGGTGGCTGCATCCGGGCTATCTTCCATCTCCGATGCGTTGTATGGGGGTGGAAATACCGCCGGAAGTCTCACGTTCCACGTTCAGCAGAGCCACCACCATCTTATTGGGGCGTTCCTCCTTGGCGCTACCTATCATTCCCACAGTTGCCAGCCCTTCGGGGCGATGATAGAAGCGGGACAGGTATTCGTCCAGCTGCTCAGCATAATATGTCAGTATTTTGCGTATCATTGTTTATTTGTTTAAATTATTATTGATGTTCATTGTATAAGTCTCAAAGATAAGCAATAAAAATAGATTGCAATAATGCCCTATATAAAAATCCCCGTAGCGGCTCAACTACGGGGATGGTGTCAAATAACAGAGTATCAATATGAGATACTAAGTGAGCCTATTTTTTTAGAAATGTCCTGCAGGGCATTGTTGAATGTCTGTAATTCTTCTTGTGTAAAGCGTGCCGGTTTTCCGTTTACCAAATTGCCGTTTAATCTCTGATACAGCCATGATCTACTTTTATTAAAGTACTTCTTTGCGAGGTAGCTTAGAGAGACAATTTCGGCCACTTCTTGCAGCTGTAGTTTGATTGCGCTCTCTTCTACAACATCCAGTTTCTTATCAATGTTCTGTAAGCGCTCTGATACAAAGTTGGCAATAGCTTTCTTGTCTTCTTCCGAATTGTACTTGGCTGCTATTTCTGTCATTTTGGTATAGAACTCTGGAGAGTCTGTACCAAGTAGTGGCTTTAATGCCAGTAATTCATCTTTCAGTGCCATATATTTATTTTTAGTGCCCTCTCCGGAGAGAGGGGCTTTGTTTTATTTCTTTTTTCCTAACTCTTTTAAGATTTTGTCGATTGTTAGTAACCGGTCTAACCTTTTGTCAATCTCTTTTTCTTGGTTTGTTCCGGTAACTTCGGCGATAAACCTTAGTTGATCTAGTTCTTTTTTGAGAAATGCTCTTTGTATAAGCAAATCCTTTTTAATTTGTTCGTTACTCATGTTGATTACTTTTGTTATTTGACATTACAAAGATAATAATCTTTTGGTTATTATACAACTATTGCATGAATTATTTTCGCTATCTCGTATATTTTTTCCATATTTGCAATGCGTTACATATTTTGATTTGCGTTGGGTGATAACCTGACCGTTGGGCTACTGGTGATTGATTTTGCCAGTAGCTTATTAATATACGGTTCCGACCCCCGTGAGATAGCTTAATGGCATCCTGTATCCGACGCAAGTAGATATGTAACGCAACGGGAAAGCGGAACCGTTCTTTTTTCCGCTCCTTAATCCGTTGCATTATGGGTAAATCTAAATCCCCCTCTCCCAAGCTAACAAAGGTTTTCATTGGCTACGGTCACTATCAGCTAACAGTCACATATTCCGATTGCGTGAAAACCGCCATAACGGGAAATATGGAGTTAATAGACCGTTTAAACTCTGATATAGAAAAGGAGAGGGAAGAAGCTACTGCCGAAGCAATAGCTTTCGTTCAGGAACAATCACTTTAAGCTGTCGAAGATTTTCCTCATTGCATCATCAGCGTGTTTTCGCATCACTCGAAAATAGTTGAATATAGGGCGGTTCGTTTTCATTGATTGGCCGATACAATATTCAAGAATTTCTAAGGATATACCTAATTCGAATCCATGCTGAACGAATGATTTACGTGCAGAATAATAAACCACATGCTTTCTTATCCCTGCTATTTGGGCGAGTTCTTCCATTTTGCGGGATACAACAGAATAACATTGCCCGAATGTTTTGTACTTACCAAAAACAAGTTTACCATTCTTCTGCATATATTTGTTTATGATTTCCCTTGCTTCCGGCTGGACGGAGAATGCCGTTTTGCTTTCACCACTTTTTTTGTTCTTTGTTTTTCGCCGGTAATATTCTATCCATTCTTTTCGGAAATCAATATCAAGCATATCTACAAGATTGATACCACCCAGATAATAACTTAGCATGAAAATATCACGTACTACTCCGATATTGTATTTAGGGATTTCCATATCGCGGATCGCCTTTATTTCATCAATGCTAAGGTCTAATTCGCGGATATTGGCTGATGGCATTCTACAGAACTCAAACGGCTCTACTTCGTATCTGACCATATTATGCTTCTTGGCATAGTTGATGATTACTTTGAGCAATGTAAGGTAGATTTTTATAGTGGTAGGAGAGAGCCGCTTGTCTTCAAGGTCCATTTCAAAATGCTTGATGTTTCGAGGGGTAATCATTGAAAGTAGCAAATCACCTTGTGACTTGATGAATGATTGGCATGCCAAGCGATACAACTTTTCAGATTTGTTTCGTTTCTCCTCTGCAAGTTCTGATAGATAAGATGCCATTGCAGAGGAAAACTTGGCATTGGTATAGTCTTTCTTTTTAATGATTATTTCCCGGAGCTCGGAACATGAATATACGTTCACATCATATATGTTGTCGATAACATTCTGATAATGGTTAAGTAGATTCCGAAGTTTCATGTTCATTGAAGCGGCTTCTGGATGATTGATAACTTGCCCCTCTTTGAATTGTGATAGGGTGTCAATAATGCAGTTTGTTGGAATATACCTGGTATTGGAATTATGGGCCAGTGATATTCTTACTTTGTGCTTTCCGTTGATAAGCACTTTTGCAGGTACGATACAAAGTTTAAGCGTTGCCATATTTTTGTTTAATAAAGTTGCGACAATTTGTTAGTAATAAAATCGGTGTCCGACAATCGTCCGACAATCAAATTTTGCAACCTGCTGCGAAATATTGGAGATACGCTTTTTCGTAAGTACTTG